GTACCCAAATTGAGCAAGCAGATGCATGGGTAGTCGTAAAAGACGTTAAGGTTGCTTCTTAATTAAATAAGAAATAACTACCGAAAGGCCCCCAATTAATTTTGGGGGCTTTTCATTTTAATTTTATAGTGCTATAATTTATATACATACCAAAGGAGTATACACATGTCATTTGACACACTTAAGGTCAAAGATCTAAAGACGTTAGCAGCGGACTTCGCAGTTGATGTTGATGGACTAAAAAATAAAGCAGATGTTATTGCAGCACTAACAGAAGAAGGAGTAACTTGGTCAGTTTACCAAGGTACACTTAAAAACATAGAGAACGCAAAAGAAGATGCAGATGAAATTCTTCCTAGACTTGATCCAAATCAAAAGCTTGATGAAGATATGGTTCTTGTAAAGATGGATCGACCAAACTACAGATACGATGCACTTGGATTTACATTCACCATCGAGCACCCATTTGTAGCAATGAAGCCAGATTTGGCTCAAGAAATTTTTGATAAGGAGGAAGGGTTTAGATTGGCTACACCTAGAGAAGTACAGGAGTACTACAACTAAGCCTAACACATGGCAGAGATATACATAAACACAAGCACGGCAGCAACAACAAAACTTTACGTAAAAGGTGAAGCTATAACGCCAACATCATCCGTAGTTGTAAAATTTTATGACATAACTGGCGATCCGCTTGTTTCTCCACAGATTAGTCCCTCATCAATTATTGCTACTGTAACAGCAGAAGCGAGTGAAGTTGACCAAGGATCATTTAGTGTTTATCTGCCAGTGCAGCATTCAACAAGAAATAGAAAGTTTAAGTTAGTTTGGGATTGGCAGTATGACTCAGTTGCTTACTCTAGTACTACGTACCTTGATGTAGTTACTCCATATGTAGATATTCAAGAGGCAGCACAGGAGATAGGGTTTGGCTCAGACTCTAATGATCCAAACCATAAAACTTATCAAGAGCTAAAATTGGCTGAAAGATATGCTAGAAACATAATAGAAGGATATACTGGCCAAAAGTTTTATTTATATGACTCAAACTTTTCTACTATTGGTGATGATTCAGATACATTATCTTTCCCAATTAAAATAAATAGGCTACACACATTATATGCCAATGACCAGTTGTTAATAGATAATATTAATAACATAAACTCATTGGGAATGGTTATAGAGAATACCGCAAGTGGGTTTGGAATAAGAGTTAATCAGTCATCAATATTAAATAATGATGTGTATATTGCAAACGGAATGGTTCCTCCGTCAATAAATGACTCTTCGCCAAACATATTTAGAAGATCTCAATCTTATAAAGTTTACGCTAGATTTGGGTGGGATAACGTTCCAAACGAAGTGCGTGATGCCTCAGTAGAGCTGATGAAGATGTATTTTGCAAAAGACAGAGTCTGGAGAGAAAGATATATTAAGAAAATATCTACAACAGATTGGGATTTTGAGTATTCCTCTGAAGCATTTAGCGGAACGGGATCTTCCTATGCTGACAAGCTTCTAGCAGACTACGTTACAACTCAAATGGTATTACTATAATGTTTGAGGCAGTTAGTGGTCTTATGACCATGAAAATGGATGTATATAGACAACAAGAGCAACAAAATAAAGATACTGGTGCAATTGTTAGAGAGTTTTCCTATATAAAAACATTAGACTGCTATGCCAGAGGAATAGTTACAGAAAGTAGAAACAGAACAAACGATAATCAAAATTTTTCAAATAAATATTCTAATAATCAATATGCAGAAGTTAGAACATCAGAAAGATTAACCCCAAGAGATAAAGTAAAAAATATTAGAGATGCTAGCGGTAAGCCTATATGGTACGAGCTAAATTACCCAAGCGACACACCAACAGTGTTTGATGTAGTAGGAACAACCCCTATATCAGATCCTTTTGGAAATGTTGTCGGATATAACGCATCATTGCAGAGAGCGGAGAACCAGCAAATTGGCATCTGAAATTTTAGCTATTAAAGCAGCAAGCGGTCTAGTTAGCTTAATGTCTAACAAACCCGCAAGCGGTGCTATAAAAGATAGCACAGTAGCTCAGATATCTGCAGCATTATTTTATAAAACAAATGTTATGGCAAAGCTAGCATCAAATCCTCAATTCCAATCAGCATTTAGAAATGTAATATTTGATCAATTGCAAGTTGACTTTGGTGATTATATTGATGCAAAATCAAGAACTTCCCCAAAATCTTTTCATCACGTTTATGAGTGGGACAGGGTGGGTCAAGACGAGGCAAGATTGTTTAAATTAAAACAACTTCCAGCAGATGGCTTATCATTAAAACTCAATTATGAATTGACCGATTCTAAATCTTTCGTACCTTCTGAAAATTCTAAGAATAAGCATGTCTTTGTAAAAAAGGCTGAAATAATGGAGCAAGGAAAGACTGTAGTTATTGCTCCAAGATTTTCAGAAAGACTTGTGTTTGATATAGATGGATATACTATATTCATGCCAAAGGGGCAATCAGTTACTGTTAGAAAGCCAGGCGGAGCGGCAACTAAAAATGCATTCTTTGCACAGTATAGATACTTCTTTACTGGACAGCTAGTCAACATGTCAATAAAAAAATCGGGATTTCAAAGATTATTTAACTCATCATTATCTAGAGCATTAGGTGTTCCAGCACAAATTAGAACAGTTAAATATAGCTTCTCGCCAAATCAGCTGGCAAATGAAGCAGAAGCTGCTACATCGGCAGCATTTGCGAGGTTAGTAAATGGCTAATTATAAATTAGATTCAATGTTTGAAATAAGAAAGTTCTTATGGAACAGACTCACACTTCTTGGTATATTTGATGAAGATGAGTACTATTCAGACAATCTTGGAGAAGCTCTTGTTCCAATAGTGCCAGTTCAGCAACAGCCAGAAATGAATCAATTCTTGAGCGGTAAGAAGCACATAGTCTACGACAAGGTAGGTATGTCCTATGAGAATAACTGGATGATATGTTGCGAGCAAATCCTATTAACCCTATATTCACCAGACATTCTGGATATTGTTGAGATGAGAAACTTCCTAACTGATGAGTTTAGAAGAATGGATGAGTCTGCAAGAGATGTTAATAAGTGGGCGGGATTATCAGATAAATTCAAGTTCTATAGCATTCAGGTAGCAGATATATCATCTACAGCCCCATCAGAAGAAATCCAAGGATTCTATGCAGCAGATGTCATATTAGAGATAAAGTACTCAAGAATATTAGATGGCAAAGGTAGATTTGCCTAGTTTGCCTTTTATAAGCTAGTAGAGTAAAATTAGAACAGAGGAAAGGGCCTAGCCAGCCAAAATATATATATTAATTTCATATGAAATCAGGAGGCAATACAATTATGGCATATCAAAATACAGGAGACGCCCGCAACATTCTTGTTGGAGCATCACCACTATTCTTGTCAGTAGAAGACTCAACAGTATCTGGTTACGATTCAAGCATGGATGCAGGCGAAGCAAACGCTTTTGTTGCATCAAAGAACCGTTTTGTACCAGCATTCTCATCAGGAGAGTCTTACACTACAACACTAAATAAAGTCTTAACAACAACAGGTGCTACTCAGACAGCAACACCTTCAGAATCAACACCAGCAATTGGTGGAGCTTACCGTAACGTTGGTTACACAAATAACGGTCTACAGATCAGCTACCAACCAACATTTGACTCAGTAACTGTTGACCAGTTGCTAGATACAGCTAAGCTGTTTAAGTCTGCAATGATGGTTCAGATCTCAACAGAAATGGCAGAAGGTACTCTAGAGAACGTTCTTGCAGTATTTGGTCAAAAGGGATCAACACTTACATCAGCAGGAACAGGTGCAACAGCAGTTGACACACTAGGTTTGGAAGCAGGTGCACTAGGTGCAGCTCCAACAGAGCGTCAACTAATTGCAATTGGACAGGCTCCAACTTCAGAAGCATCAGCAACTGAGCGTGTATATTATGCACGTCGTGTTTTGTCTGTTGAACAGTCACAGTTCTCTTTGGCTCGTACAGCAGCAACAACATTCCCAGTAACATTCCGTCTTCTACCATCAGGTGACTCAGCTCACGCTGGTTCAGAATACGGTAAGATTATTGACCGCGTTCTAGCAATTTAATTATATTAATAATTAATATCAAAGCCCCCAAGAAATTGGGGGCTTTGCTGTTGTACCCTTATAATGGTTATGCTATAATAATTTAGACGATCCTTAAGGAGGATAAATTGGCAACAACAGTATATGATGTAGAAGAGATTGAACTACAAAGCGGAGCTAAAGTAAAGCTCAAGCCACTATCAATCAAGCAGCTACGAAAGTTTATGGAAGTAATTAAGAAAGTTCAAGATGCAGAAGATGAAACAGCAACACTTGGAATTTTGGTTGAAGCATGCGGAGTAGCACTAGAAACACAGCTTCCAGACCTAGTTGCTGATCTTGACAAGCTAGAAGATGCATTGGATGTTCCAACAATTAATAGAATCCTTGAAGTTTGCGGAGGAATCAAGATGGACGACCCAAACCTAATAGCGGCAGCGGTACTGGCTGGTCAGAACTAGATTTAGCCGCTTTAGAAGGACAAGTTTTTCTTCTGGGTCACTGGAAGAATTACGAAGAATTAGAAGAAAATTTATCAATGCCAGAATTGGTTCAAACCATAACAGCGATAAATGAGAAAGAGCATAACCAAAGAAAATTTGCAGCGTCACTAAAAGGAATACAATTAGATGATGGTGTAGAAGAAAAAGAAAAAGGTTCTACCTTTGAAGATATCCAAAGAAGAGCACTTGGAATAAATGCATCAGCAGATGATGTTGTTGGTTTACAAGGGCCCTTCGCAGCAAAAGCTGGATTTGGAATTGGCGCAGGGTTAGGATACTCTAGGAGTAATTAGTGGCTGACGAACAAATTGTAACCAGTATAGTCGCCAAAGCCGACTTGTCTAGCCTTGTGTCTGAAGTACACAGGGCTAGTTCTAGTCTCCAACAATTACAAAGAGAACTTCTTTCATCGAATAGAGCAATATCTGCTTCAACAAAATTAGCAAATAACTTATTTAGAGATACACTAACTGGAAGCGGACAGTTTTCTAGTCACTTTGTAAACCTTAATTCTGATGTAGATAAGTTTGGTAAAAACCTAGACTCTGGAAGATTAAAGCTTAAGAACTATTTCCAGACATTTAGAGAGCATGCTACAACTCAAAAGGGAATGATAAGGGAGCTTGCCAAAGAGCAGGTAATGCTTCAAAACTCAGTTCTACAACCTTTAGGTAGAAATGCTCAAGGTCTAATGCAGTACAACGTTATGATTCCAAGAGGTTTGGATGCCGTAAAAAATAGCGCACAGCTAGCTCGCATGGAACTTCAGATAATGAATCGTGCACTATCTGAAGGAGCAGGATCTTTAATTAACTGGGGTAAAAATACCCAGTGGGCAGGTCGTCAGCTTACAGTTGGACTTACAGTTCCATTAACAATGTTCGGTGCTGCAGCAGGAAAAGCTTTTAGAGAAGCAGACCAAGAGCTTGTAAGACTTACAAAAGTTTATGGTGGGCTAGCTGCAACTTCTGCAACCGACTTAAAAGCAATTAGAGAAGAAGTTGTACAGACAGCAAAATCTTTATCTCAAACAATGGGAGCTTCTTTTAAAGATACGATTGCCCTAGGTGCAGATATTGCGGCAACTGGAAAGATGGGCAACGACCTTTTAGGTTCCATAGAAGAAACAACCAGACTTGCAATCCTTGGAGAAGTAGATAGACAAGATGCCATGAAGGCTACTCTTTCAATTCAAACAGCTTTTAAGCAAAATACACAACAGCTTACAGAATCAATTAACTTTCTTAACGCAGTTGAAAACCAGACTTCTACAACACTTAATGACTTAGTGGAAGCAATTCCAAAAGCTGGTCCAGTTATACAGCAGCTCGGAGGCAGCATTGAAGATTTAGCTCTTTACATGACTGCAATGAGAGAGGGTGGAATTAACGCATCTGAAGGTGCAAACGCATTAAAGTCAGGTTTGGCTTCTCTTATTAATCCAACAAAGCAAACAGTTGGCATGATGTCTGATTTCGGCATAGATGTTCTGGGTATGGTTGCAAAAAATACTGGAAACACAACTGGAATGCTTACAGATTTACAAACAGCTCTTAACAAACTAGATCCTTTAAGCAAAGCTAGAGCACTAGAACAAATGTTTGGTAAATTCCAGTTTGCAAGAATGAGCGCACTCCTAAACAACCTTGGAAAAGAAGGAAGCCAGACGCTTCAGGTTATGGATTTAATGAAAGCAAGTACTTCAGATTTGGCGGGAATTGCAGAGCGAGAATTAGGAATGATTACAGAGTCTGCATCTGGTAAATATAGAAAGGCAATGGAAAGCCTTAAAGCAGAGCTTGCAAGCGTTGGAGAAGAGTTTCTTGGAGTAGCAACAAAGCTTATAAATGCAGCATCAAAAATTCTAAACTTCTTTACTGAGTTGCCAACACCAATTAAAAAAGCTCTCACATTTATGGCAGGATTTACAGCATTAGTTGGTCCACTAATTATGTTAACTGGTGTACTTGCTAACTTCTTTGGTTATATAACAAAGGGAATAGTCCAGCTTAGATCTTTCTTTATGAGAGCAAATGGATGGAAGATGCTTACTCCAGAAATTATTGCTGCTCAAAAAGCAGCAGAAATGGTTGAGAATGCATTTTATTCAGATGCCGCTGCAGCTCAAGTTCTTCATAATGCATTACAAAAACTTGTTTTAGATTATCAAAACCTTCAAGCAGCATCAATGAAGAGCGCAGTTCCAGTAAACGCAGGAGTGTCTACAGTTGCTGGAAATGCAATTGTTGCTCCTGCTCATGGAAGAAGAGTAGTTGACCCTAACGATCCATATGTTGGAGATCTTAATACTAGAGCAATGTCTCACATTAGACCAAGAGATCCTAATAACCCAGCCACCTTGTTTGGTGGTGTGCCAGGAGCTATACCAGTAAATAGAGGAATATCTAGAACCCCTCAAATTTATATGCACGATAGACTTCCGAATGTTGAAGGGCTAACAAGTGTAAAGGGAATATCAACAGGAATTGTTGCGCCAGAGGCTGCAAAATTCCATGCGTTGATGGCAACTCTAGGAATGCAAACAGAGCAAGAAGTTGCAAATCTAAAGAAAACAATTGCAATGGGTGGAACGGTAAGCAGAGAACTGCTAGATACATTCGATGATATTCTTCCAATAACTCAAAGATTTGCAGATAGCGCAGCAACTCAATCTGCATTAATTGTTCAACAAATGAGAAATGCAGAAATTACTGTTGATCAAGCAAAAGCAAGAATACTTGCACTTAATGCACAAATAGAAGCAGACATGGGATCAGCAGTAAGTATGTATGCTGCTGGACGAGGAAGAACAATTGATTTAACAAGAGCTCCAATGATGGATCAACCAGTTGTTGATGCTAATGGACAGTTTACACTTAGAGATTTGTATAAGAAAAAGACAAATGCTGCCGTCATGGAAGAGTTTGGAAGAGTCCGTGGTGTAAGAACATTTGGCGCACCTTACAGTATTCAAACAACAAGAATGCCTAAATTTAATATAGGTGGAGACATTGAATCATTTGGTCCAAACAAAACAGTGGTTTCAGGACCATCTTCAGTAGACTATGATGATAGATTGGGAAGTGTTCCACTAGGCGGATATGTTTTGAACCAGCAAGCTGCAATGGATCCAGCAAATGCCCCATTAGTTGCAATGGCTCCAAGCACATATTTAAATGACGGTGGAAATATTACAGCAGCTCTTACTCCACGGGAAGTAGTTTTTGGTCCTCAAATTCAAAGAATGCCTGAGCTTTATGCAGCAGTTGATGC